AGGTACGTTAATTGTCAGGCCATATGAGCTAGTGCTTGTAGCGTACAGCCACACACCTGAGTTGATTGTCACAACGAGCTGCGATGTACCATTCCAACCTGCCGCAGTTGCGGTGCTGTTCAGATCGACGTTTGTAGCATTGCTAGAGAGGGTCAAATAGAACTGGTTTAGAGCGCCATAGAAGTCTGCTAGATCAATCTGCCCAGAAGTAGGTACACCTGTATTGTTGGTAGTAGTATACGCACCGCCACGATAATACTCATTAAGCCCGATAGGGTTAGACCCACCAAACTCACTTTGAATATTTGCGAGTGAAATCGCTCCTGAGCTTTGCAGTGCCATTAAACTGTTCCGTAAGCTGTTACGTTACCTGTTACTACTAGATTGCCTGAAGCGTCTAACGTCATCTTGTTAGTACCTGCTGTAGCGAAGTACAAAACACCTGCACTCTCTGTGATTGTCCAGTCCCCTAAGTCTACTGTTGTAGCGTTGACTGTCACGAAGGTAGGGCTGTCTGTTGTGCGTACTGTCTGGTCAGCATCTGAGAGATCTGTAATAGAAGCTGCAGCAATACGAGCATCTGCACGAGCATCAGTGTAGTATAGGTTACTACCCTCAGATAGATCACCTGTATCGTGATTAGAAATAGAACTAACTGTACCCGTTACGTTACCCGTGACATTGCCTGTTAGGTTGCCATCAAAAGTAGCCGCTACAAGCGTTTCACTGCCTACTGTCCAGTAGTCGTTAGCTTCATCCCAGATAAAGGTCTTATTAGCAGCTGTACCACGCTCAATCTCAATACCACCATTCTGTGAGGGTGTACCAGCTTCGTTGCTGTTAAGAGTAATGACGTTATCTGCTAGGTTAATGGTTTCAGTATTAACTGTAGTTGTTGTACCTGATACTGTAAGGTTACCCTGTACAATGACATTACCTGTTGAGGTTACGTTACCGTATGTGCGGTTACCACTAATGTATGTCTGTACACGTGCATCTGTATAGTAAAGGTTAGATGAACCTTCAGCTACTGTATCTGTGCTACCTTGTGTGTACGAGAACTCACCAGTAGAACTATTGTAGCTCAGACTACCTGTAGCAGATACAGAGTTTCTAGCACGTGTGTCTGTATAGTATAGGTTTGTACCCTCAGAGAGATCTGTAGTGCTGTGGTTACTAATGTCAGATACCTGACCTGTAACATCCCCTGTGACATTACCTGTAACAGTACCGCTCAAGTTACCTGTAATAGTACCTGTGACACCTAGAGTACCACCAATAGAGACATTACCTGTGTTTACTGTGAAGTTACCTGTTGATACAGATGTGTTGCCTGTAACAGTAAGAGTACCGCCTACCGTAGCATTGCTTGTTACATCTAGTGTACCAAGTGCATCTACATCTGAACCATTAAGGCGTAAGGCTTCTGTTGTACCTGAGTAGATAGACAACTGGTTAGCGTTATTAGCAAGCTTACCGTAGTCAACACCACCGTCCTGCAGTAGTACATTACCACCGTCAGCGTCTAGTGTGATATCACCCGCTACGTCAAACGTAAGACCGCCTGTCGATACAGTGTATTCGTTATCTGAAAGTGTAGTATAACCGTTACCGCCAATATTAGCTGTGTCTGTATAGACTATACCATCAAAGAAGGCATCCTTAAACTGTGCGGCAGCAGAACCCAGATCCAAGACATTGTTAGCTTTTGGTAGTACAGTAGTTGTCCCTACGATGATATCCTGTCCAGGCCCCATCTTTGTAATAGGCGCACCCTCACCTGCAGTACCATCATGTGTGTGACCTGCAGACGCATTGAAGGCATCCTCAACAGCATTGAACTCGTTGTCGAGATCGTCAGCATCAACCACGTTACCGTTAGCAATGTTATTGGCTGTATCCTGGCGTGTATAACCTGCCATGTGTTAATTCCTTATTGTCTATCGTTCTGCGTAAACTCTAGCAGAGCAGTGTCGAGTGTGAAGGTAGGGTTTGTAGAGTTATCCTCAATACGGATAGCAATCGTTTTACCCGATCCAATGATTTGGTTTTGGTAGACTTTATCTAACTCACCACCATATGTAGCTGTACCGTACACAGATGTAACAGCACCATAGTAAAACACAGACAAACCTGAACTAGAGATTGTTGTAGATGAGGGCTGAATAAGGTTCTGATTGTTAGAACGTGTGAAGTCATATTTTACAGATAAGTCTACCTCAAAAGAACCCTGAGGGTCAATATACGTAGTAAGCTTATAAAAGGTTTTACGTACCTGTGGATCTGCTACAGGCATATAAGGTGACTCATAAATAGCCTCAATAGAAGCACCATCAAAGTCTGAGCCTAGCTCCATCTGATACACGTAACCATCTTCGTTAGCAAACAAGATGATCTCACTGTAGTTCTGAACATACTTAGAGTCTGCTACAAAAGCTTTAATACCTGATGTCTCACCCCATGCAAGGTTAGCTGTACCCTGATCCGAGAACTTAGTAACAAGCAAGCCACGAGCAACCTTAGACTGTTCGGACTCTGTGTAAGCAAAGATACGGTACTGAGCCTTTTCACGTATAACGATAGAGCAGAAGTTAGATGTACTCTGTGCAAACTTATATACGTCATCAGCAATAGGGTCAGAAGCAACCTCAAGTGCAAAGTCACCAATACGGTCAGTAGCACCTAGAAGGCGAATACCATCAGGTGACATATACATAATATCACCACCAACTTCCTGAATAGTGTCAGGGTCAAGACAGCCAATACTCTCTGTAATAGGAGACAACTGGAAGTCTGAGATAGTTGAGCCTGTCAGACGTTGGATCTTATTGCGACTAAAGATAATAAGCTGATCACGAAAAGAGATAAGCCCTGTAATCTGGTGACTTACATTGATAACACCACCACCATTAGCTGCAGTAAAGTCTTCTGAGTCAGATGGAGCAGAGAAGTACAGGTTAGAACCTTTTGAGAAGAACACTGTATTCTTATGAATAGCTACTTGTTCTGCACCCTCTAGGTCTGAGGAGCCTGTGATGAATGTAAGTGCATTTGTCGTATCGTTAAATAGAGCAGGGTAGTTTGTACCATCCACAAACAGGACATAATGCCCAGCGCCAAAGTTATACTCAGCAGTACGGATCTTACCACCTAGAAGGGCTGCTGTACCTAAGGATGTCCAACCTACACCAGTACTATGGTAATACTGTGTTACTGTACCGTTACTACGTGCTGCAATAAACTCACCCGCATTAACTACTTTAACACCGAAGACACGACCTGAACCTGGAACTACAGATGAGTCAGCCTTTGTGTAGCCTCGGATCTTAGAGTAACCACCTGAACGTGCTGGCTCAAAGTTTTGCAATATAGTAGCAGACCCAACAGCATTAGCCCCCTGTTGAAGAGGGCTGAGGTTTGAGATAAGGCCACCCTTAAACTCAATAGGAAATGTCTGCCAATTAGTTGCCATTAGAAATGAACTCTTGTGTCACGAAGATATTCGGTGCGGTTAATATGGATAGACCGCATATACTTAATACCATCAACAAACTTATTCTGTGATAGCTGTGCAGCTTGCAAGTCACCACGGAAAACATAAGCGTAATACATAGCACCATCTACAATAACATGGCGATACGCTTCAGGGATAACTGGTACGTCTGTGCCTAGTACCATATCTACACCTGAGCGGTAGTATTCATAAACTACTTCATAAGCTTTATTAGGTGAAGGATAGAAGATAAGTTCTTGACTTGGCGCACGTACAACAAAGTTAGGAATAGAACGATTATCTGTACTAGAGTTATACTCAGCATCAGCATACTTGTCAAGGTATTCTTCGTATGTTAATACTTTTAATTTACGTGTACTTACATTAAGTACTGTATCACCCTTAATGCGAAACGTGTTCATGTTAACAGTCTTGACATCATAAGGCATACTGTAGCGTACTTCACCAGGTGTAAGCACTTCTTCTTCCTCAGCATGGTTCCACGGCCACTCAAACTCTTCTTGGTGGATATGCCGAATAGAAGCATTCACAGCATCCTTAGTAAGGTTATAGTAACCCTGTGCTGTAGGAAAGTTTACCGTAGTAAGTTCTACTTCGTTAAGGCGACGGTTAACGTCATTTACTAGGCCAATAAAGTCATATGCCATTCTTACTTCTCCTTAACACGTAAGTAGACTGAGCGCTCATACTGCAAGCCTTCAACAGTAGTGATCTTACATGAAATAAGATAACGCACATTATTTGTACCCAGAGACAGGCGAATAGTAGCAACAGAAAGAGTGTTAGTCTTCTGTACCATCTGCAAACCATTGACTAGATCTGCAGCATCAACCTCTGTCTTAACACCACTAGCGTCATCAATATACCAAGTAACACCTGAGATATTGTCGTCACCTAGAAAGCGTGACCAGTCAATGCTATAGTCTAGGATCTCGTCCTTATCTTTATCAGGCCATTTATATGACATGTAAGTATTCCTTATGCTGCTACACGTACTACTCTATCAGTGTCTGTAGCTTTAATGTGTACTGTTCTGTTGGTTGGATCTGCAGGGATACGCAGTGTATAGCCTTGATCTGTAGCTTGTACGTATACGACACGCCCTCTGTCATAGCTGTCCTTAAGAGATGCATAATCAAACTGTACAGCTACAATAGTAGGTCTACGTGTGTAGATGTTAAGTGGTACAGAGGTAATCTCAAACACGTTAGTTGTTCGTGTAGTTATAGTACCTGCATTTGTATTAGCTACAACACCCGTTGGTATGACATCCGCAGCAGCAGTGGTTTCTGTAGTACCTAGTGTAACTGTAAGCGCTGGGCTAGAGATAGATGTATTAGCTTCTGCGACTACTATAGTTGTACCGATAGTACCTGTAGAGTCAACCCCTAAGGGTAATACGTTAGCTTCAGCTACTACTGTAGTGTCGCCTACTGAGCCTGTTGCATCTACGCTATCTGTAAGTGTAACACTCTCGGCAACAACAACAGGTTGACCTATTGTACCTACAGATGCAACACCTGTCAAGGTGGTTACTGCAGCTGCTACTACTGTTACAGAGTTTGTATCACTAGAGGCAGATACACCCTGTATAGCAAAGAGTGTTTCACCCTCAGAGGCGAAGGCACTAGTTGAGAAGGGTGTAATGCCAAATAGCATAGCTTACTCCGATGCATCCTGTATAGTAAGTGTACCCGCCTCAAAAGAATTGCGTTTAGAGCAGTTCTCAGATGCAGTAAGTATTTGAAGATTCTCTGGTACATGAAGTCCACAAACATCTACTCCATGAATAGGCACGATGTGATCAACGTGATGCTGTATTCCTGTTTCTAAAGTCATTTGACGACACTTTCTATATATAGCATTTATCTGTTCTTGCTGATATAATGTAAGCCAATTAGGTATTGCTCTGTACCTTCTATACCTACACCGTACATCATTTTCTCGTGCTTTGTCAGGATTGTTTTTACGCCACTGACGATTAGAACTTAATACCTTGTCACTATTCTCAGCATAGTACTTCTTTTGTTTTAGTCTAATCTCTTCACGGTTTTCTTGGTAGTATTCTTTCTTTCTACGTAGATATTCGGTACGGTTAGCCTGATAGCGCTTCTTTGCTTCAACAGACAGCCGTTCTTTGTTACGCTTTCTGTATTCTCTTGCGTACTCTCTAGCTGCCTGTTTTTGTTCTTCAGTCTTCATTTGCTGGTTGTATTACTAAGGTTCCCGCTTCTACTTGTTTAAGGATCTCAGCGTAGTGGCGATTGGCTGGGTCTAGGGGGACTGACATTTTTTGACCGTCTACAATAATATCTACCGATGAGTGTTCCCCACGAACATCAACATACTGTGCAGACGTAATATTCATTTTATTCATTGGTTATAACTCCGCATCAAAGTATAAGGCTCTAAGCGCACTATCACCATTGCTAGCCAGCCATGATGGTGTGTTGGCTGTCGCACCAGAAATTGTCGGGGCAACCCTAGCAACATGAGGAGAAGAAAAATTTAATGACAACGCTGTCGTGGCTAAAGCCCCAATGTAAGTGTCAATTATAAACTTAGTAGCATCCGTTGTTGTCAGTGTTGGCGTTGTTCTCATAATAGGGTCAAGAGTTACACCATACCACCCAGTAGTCGTGGTTGTCGTATACCCTGACCCAAACCAACGATACGCCGAATTTGAATTATCATGCCGTTGAAAATAACGCCGACATAATTGCAACTCCTGCCCATACGAACGATGCTCAAAGGGCGTGGCTGTGTCGCCTACTTCTAGTTGGGCTTCAGAATAGTACATTACACGGTTTGCCGTTCCTGAATTTGCGCCAATGCCAAGAGAAACATGGTGACCTGCACCTAAAGTTTTACCAGACACAGAAGGCATTGTTACCGTAACAGTAAATTGCTCCCATGTATTTGCAGACGCAATGCTAAACTGCGAAGCATTGTCTAATATTGAAACAGTAGACGACCCCCCAGACCCAAAGTTTTGTTCTATA